CGAAATGAGCGATCATATTCCTGACGCCACGAAAATGATCAGCGATACACCGAGGACGGACAAAATTCTGTTTACTGTCGATGTATGCGACGGTGAAGACGTTGTTAACATTGAGTTTGCTCGCCAATTAGAACGCGAACTCAACGTGGCTAACCTACAAATGGAACTACTAACCAAATCCAACTTTCAACTTCGCGAAGGCCGTTTAGAACTGAAGCAGCGCATCAAGCGGCTGGAGGAGGCTGGGGATGCGCTACTCAGAGACAACGACGACATGGCAAACATTAACCAATGGCGCAAAGCCAAGGAGGCCAAGCCGTGACACCAGAAGCGCAACGAATAGCCATCGCGGAAGCGTGTGGGTGGACGGACACGCAAATCATAGATGGTAAATATGGTCAGACGGATGTTCCAGACTATCTCAACGACCTCAACGCCATGCACGAAGCGGAGCAGGTGTTGTTTGGCCGGAACGATTGGTCTTCCTGCAAATACGACGAATACCTCGATGTGGCGACATCATCGTGGAAATGGAACGCCACCGCATCTCAACGCGCAGAGGCTTTCCTCCGCACGATTGGCAAATGGGAGGAATCGAAATGAGTGATACACCGAGAACGGATGCGGAGGAGTATGAATCGCAAGACGAACCCATAACAAAACTTGGTTCTGTTGACGCAGAATTCGCTCGCACACTTGAACGCGAACTCAACGCATCCAATGAGCGCATCAAGCGGCTGGAGGAGGCGGGGGATGCGTTAGCCAATACCCAGACCTACGACCTGTTGGAAACCGTCAACTGGCGCAAAGCAAAGGAGGCCAAGCTGTGAGCAATATCAAGATAAGCCAGTTTATCAACGAACCGTGGCGGGACGTTGGGTTGGATGCGGAGAAACGAGGGTTTGAAATCTGCAAGCGCAACCAGATTGAGAAACCGGAGGCCAACATGGTGATGATTATTGGATTGTGCGATATCATAACCAAGCTAGAGCAGGAGAACGACGCAATGCGAGCGGATCTGCTGCTGTGGCGGGAGGCAAAACCGTGAGCTTGCTTGAAAAATTAGGTCTCACAAAACAATCAATGGAGAAGATGCTTGGTGCTGTCGCTCCATTAAAAAAGACTAAAATCAAACGCTATCGGAGATACGAAACTGTTCCAGCGGATATCCGTAAAGCCATTCTTGGAGAGCATTCAACCTACACTTGCCGTGAGTTAGCTAAAAAATATGGCATATCATCTTCAACCATATGGGACATCAGAGACAATAAATCCAAAATTGAATGACAATAAGATCGGAATCATACATCCCGAAGCGCGGACATATACCTCAAGCAGTTGTAATAGAAGTACTACAAGACCTTCAGAACAACAGAACATACAGACAAATCAAAGAAGACTACGCAGTCAGCATAGGTTGGATACACAAAATCAGACACAATAAGACCAGAAAATGAACATACTCAACGAAATCAAAAACGGGATCTCTAGATTACTTGGGGTCCACAAGACGCTGGAGACTAAAGAGGCTCCGAGAACGCTTAAGCCCAAACGCAGCCCTAAGCGTGGAAGGGGACGACCGAAGGGACTGAAGATCCCTCGGGAGATTGTTGATGCCGTACTGCAAGCCGACAAGAGCGTCAGCAACAAACAGTTGGCTGCCAAGTATCGCGTTTCCTGCTTTTGGATCTGGAGCGTGAGGTCTAAAAAGCTAAGACTCAAGAGATGAAATACGTATCGAAGACTAAGCCAGCGGTTGTGGTTGAGTTTGTATCCGAAGCTCAACTAAGGATCGGTGAGACCAAGAGACTCTGCGTGATCTACCAGCGAGGAGAGATCTTCTACGTTCGACCAAAGGCTGAGTTTTTTGATAAGTTTGTGCTGGACGAACCGCAGATTTAGAGGTAGAGCTTTACCAGTCGATACGAGCCGTGAGAAGCCAACATCGACGCAAAAGATAATCCATGTACAACCATTTTAGTCCCCCATCCATCGTGTATGTCGCGTTGATTATCCGCGAGTTCTCACCACGCTGGATTGGGGGATTTTGGTTTTACCATGACATACATCGAAAAACTTAGAGATCCCCGTTGGCAAAAGAAGCGGCTTGAAATCATGTCAAGGGACAATTTTCAGTGCGCTCTATGTAACGCTGCGGACACTACATTGTCGGTTCATCATTTTTACTACATATCCAACAGGAATCCTTGGGATTATCCTGATTTGTCGATGCATACTGTATGTAAAGACTGTCATTCACAATTACATGACAAGGAAAGTGATCTTAATTCTCAATGCAGTTGGGAAGTGACGGCTTCAATAGAAATTTTCATACAGAACAAGCTGTTAAGTCAGAATATTCTTCCGTTTCAAGACGGATCACTAGGACAATTGTGCAAAGCTTCTTTTAAGTCTGAAATGAAGGGTTTTGAATTTATAAAGCTATTGGTAAGAGCGGCTAATTGTGGTGTTATTTCCAAAAACTGGATCGGAAAACTGAAAACTGAAGTTGAATTAATTGAACAGGATCAAAAATGAGAATAAGAACCATAAAACCAGAGTTCTTTACGCACGAAGGACTCTTTGAAGCCGAAGCCGCGACAGGTTTGCCAATAAGGATTGCATTCGCTGGACTATGGTGCGTTGCAGACCGTGAAGGTCGCTTTAAGTGGGAACCAAGACGCATTGGAGTTCAGATCCTCCCGTATGATGGAATAGACTTTTCACGCGTGCTCGACGCGTTGACCACGCGTGGTTTTATTGTCAAGTATCGCGTGAATGCCGCGTGGTTTGGAAGTATTCCAAGCTTCGGGAAACATCAGGTCATCAATAATCGAGAATCATCGTCTAGCCTTCCTGATTGGTCTTTAAATGAGGCTTTTTGCGAAGGAATTGACGCGTCAGTCACGCGTGAGCCACGCGATGACCACGCCAGCAAAGAGGAAGGGAAGGGAAGGGAACAGGAAAGGAAGGAAGGAGATATTTGCCCTCAACCTAATCCCGAACTCGATTCGCTTCGCTCTCGGATAAACAAATGGTTTCGCAGACGAGAAGGAACCGATTGGCAACCCGCTGAACTCAAAGCTCTCAAGCTTGTGGTCAAGCTTAAGACCTCCGAGTCAGACCTTCAGCTTCTCGATGCTCGTTACGAGACTAAGAACAAGTATCGACGCAAAGACATTATGACTCTGCTCAACAATTGGAACACTGAGATTGATCGCTGTAAGTCTGGGGACGATGACTCGCAACAAACTTTATCAATAGCCGGTCAACCGAAGACTGTTCTCTCAAGCAACATATCCGACTACCAATGAGCGATCCCTTTTTTGCTGAGGACGATGAGTTTGGTCTGATTGGAGCGTGTATCGCTGGAGGCTCTGACATTTGTTTTGACGCATTTGCTGAAGTTCCAACAGCAGCAATTCAAAACGAACAGTTGGCTTTAACTTACGAAACCATAAAAAGCCTCATCACTCAAAACAAGCGAGTGACATTGCCGGAGTTAATGAAGGAATGGAAACGAACCATAACAAGTTCACAAGTACCATTTGAAGCTTGGAACCGCTGCGATGAACTTTGCCCATCACCATCCGGTTACCCGATGTTCGCCAAGAGCGTTTTGGAAGCTCACCATCGAAGACAACTCCGTTTCGCCGGAGACCGCTTGATTCGCGATTCCGCTGTGGTGACCCTAACCGTCGATCAAATCGTCGCTAATGCCGAGCAGGGACTCAGCGTTGAGGCTTCCAAAGACGACGTTCAATCCAGCAAGTCCGTTGTCTCAAGATTTATCGACTCTACCCAAGAGCGGTTCAACCGCAGGGGACAACTCAGCGGAATCAATACTGGCTTCTTTCGACTCAACCAGATGACCGATGGCTTACAGCTTGGAGAACTCGCTATCATAGCAGCGCGACCCTCGATTGGAAAGACAGCGATGGCGATTGCTATTGCCAAAGCAGCAACGATAGAAGACCAAGTACCAACTCTATTTATATCTCTAGAGATGTCTGATGAAGCTATTATCAGACGAATGGTTTCAACTGTTGGATCTATTCCAATGCAAGATATTAAGACGGGAGAGATGGATCAGGGAGGTCTTAAAGCTATGAGTACCGCATCTGCTAAGATTGCGGCAAGTCCTTTGCACTTTGCATCCGGCTCCTCGGTGACCAACATATCGTCTATAACAGCAGTAATTCGCAGAGCGGTACGCAAGTGGGGAGTTAGGCTGGTGCTCATCGACTACATCCAGAAGATCCACGGGAGTAAGGGAGCCGAGAAGAAGACTTACGAGATAGGCGAAGTCAGCGGTAAGCTCAAAAGCATTGCCGTCGATACCAAGACTGCCATCGTCGCTTTAGCGCAACTCAACAGGGAAAACGAAAAAGATAAAGGTCGCTCACCTCGTCTTTCGGACATAGGGGAGTCAGGACAGGTGGAGCGCGATGGGGATCTGGTGATGCTCCTGAACAGAGACCGCAATCAACCTCAGGGAGAAGCTATGGTCGCCATTGCCAAGCAGCGCGACGGTGAATGTGGAGCCGTAAAGCTCTGGTACGATGGGCAGTTTTGCCGGTTCTCTGAGTGCGGCATTGATACCTAAGTTTAAAAAACCCAACGACAGGTTGACTCCCCTAAACAAGTCTGCCAACCTATCACCGGACTTAAGTCCAACATAAACACCATGATAACCGGAAAGATTGACGTTACTAAGGTAGACAAGACCCATCTCTTTAAAGGTAAGGCTGGAACGTATTTGGATATCGCTCTTATTACCAATAAGGCTGGCCGCGACCAGTATGGTAACGACGGGATGATTGTTCAGTCTGTATCTAAACAAGCCAGACAAGATGGGCATAAAGGTCCAATCCTCGGTAACTATGTAGAGACAGCCAACCGTGAGCCTAAGCAAGCAACCAAGAAGGTATCCGCTACCGATCCTCTTGGACCTGAAGATGACATTCCCTTTTGATATACAACAAACCATTTAACACCATGACAACTACCGCAGAGTTCTTTGAAGATACTAAGTCAGCAACGCCACGCTGTGACGCTGAGATAGAGAAGCTTAGGAAGCATTACCCAATACTAACGCTAACCGTTGTATTCGCATTAGCTCGTAAGCTTGAGATGGAGTTGATTCAATCCAATAACTCCATCGTTGATCTGCTCAACCAGATCGAAGCGATACAACAAAAGAACCAACAGTAATATGGGAGGCGTACAGAAATACCTTACTCGTCAGGTCCAAGAAGGCGAAATCTCAAAGGATGATCTGCTTGAATCACAGAGGAAACTAAGCCTTTTAAATCAAGCACCTAAGCTTGTGCTAAGTGCTATTGCTAAAGGCTGGATGAAGTATCCCGATCAGCTTGAGACTATTACCGAGGAAGAAGAGACTGCTAAGTGGATTAACACATACGATTGTGAGCGAGCATATCACAACAGGGTTAAAGGCATGACATACCGCGAGATCGGCAAGCTAATGGGCTGCGGTATGAATCGAGTGAGTGCCATCCTTCATCACGGTGAGAACATTGTACTGCAACGTAAGATGAAATCATTGGGTCATACTATTGTTAGTATCCCTAGTAAAGCTACAGTACAAGAACATATCACTAACGCTAAGAGCAAGACCAAATCAAAGCAGTGATTCGCTACAGTATAACAGATTGTTTTATGCTACTAAGTATAACGCTTTGCCTACCTAATGTAATAATGTTAGGAGGCTCCCAGCTATGTCTAATACGCAGGTGATCGCGCGGG